GTGGATAGCACCGCGCTGCCCGTCCCTGTCGTGGCCGTTACAATCAACTGCGAAGAAGAGTTACTGCCGATAACCGTTGCACTGGCAGGAACGGAGGCTCCGTTGACCTGGACAACCGTCATTGCCAATGATCCAGCCGTATTCGTGGCGTCTCCGGTGTGCGCTGGCTCGGAGGTAGCGGGAAGTGTGGTCGTCCATACAGGAGATGCGCCGACCGTTCCGGTTCCGGTCTGGACTAGAATCCGGGGTGTGGTACTGGTATTCGGAGCGACCATTGCAGTCGTGCTGGGTGCGCTTTGAATCGGGAGGCTGCCAAGCACTCCTCCAGCCAAGCCGCTTGCGGTTCCGCTGCTACTAGGAGCCGTCAAAGTCCACACACCCTGTAGGCACTGATACAAACCCGGTGCGAGCCCGCCATTTACCTTAGTAATGGAAACAGGCTCTGAGCAGGGGCCTACCGGCGCAGTACTCAATACCCTGATATTCTCAAAATTAGCCTGCGCCAGGCAGATAGACGAAGCTATGACAAACCCAAATAAAATCTCTACAAATCGTTTCATCGCTTCACTGCTCCTGCGGGCCGAGTAAGATCGGCAGTGTTGATCCAATGTTTGAAGTCGTCAATCTGCATGGGCGTCACATCGCGGTAAACCAGACATGCTTTGTCATGGCCGATATTGAAAGCCTTAACGGCGTCACCCAGCGAGTCATAACCAAAGAAGCATTTTGATTCGTCAAATTTCTGGCTATCAATTTGCTTCTGGTCAAAGACGTAAATCCACTTAGACTCAGGGTTAGGCCCCACGGCGGCGTCTAGTGAATCACCATCCGCGCCCTGGTAGCCACGTATAAACCCGTAGTCGTATGGGAGGACGTTAGACCATCCCGGCCCGCTGCGTGTTTCGCCCTTGTGAGTCTCGATGACAACGGGAAGACCGTGGATGTTCAGTTCCTCAGCTTCAGGACCGTCAGCGTCCTTGGCCCCCGCCGAGTTCAACAAGGTTCTGTATTTAGAGATCTCACGTTCAGCCGCTACTACGTCACTTTGTTTGCCAAGTTCTTTTGCCGCCTCTGCCTCAGCCACCCAATAAAAGTAACCTTGTTCAGCGAGGTCGCGAATAATCCGATTCTGTACTACACGACTCTGTACTTTACCTTGAATAGGCTTGGTTGCCAACTCGCGAATTTTCTCCGGGGTGTAGGGCTTAGTGTCCTGCGTACGCGCCTTCACTTGGTACGGAATAATCTCACCCGTCTCAAAATGAACCTGCACCGTAGGATTACCGAACAAGTCCTTTGTGCCTACTACGACCTCGCTCACCGTCAACCATTTTCCGTGAATATGGAGCCGGTCGCCGGGTTTAAGGCCCTCCGGGACTTCATCATGAGCCTCTACAGCGCCCTTTGGCGGCGGTTTAAGGCCCTCTGGTGCTCCCGCCGCCTCCGCCGTGGGCGTTTCCCTATCCTTACGCTCCTCGGCCAGTGCGTGCAGGGCTTTATCCGGGGAACTGGACGGACTCAGCCCGCCTTCGCTTGCTCCGAATAAGTCCTCACCCATCTCGCCCTCTTGCTGCACCTTATCCGACAAAGCCTCAATGTTCTCATCCGTGATGTTGGTAAAGATGTCGGTCTTGGTACTGGACTGCTTCAACTCTTGGGCAAAGGTACGAATACTGATGCCGCCCGCGTTCAACGCCACGACGCAGGTATCCACTACGGTCTTGGCTAACTCCGCCTTCTCTTTTTCATCTAGCACACGAATGGAGGGGAAGTTTAAGTTGAGGTCGTCAGGCACTTCGCCCAACTCGCTCATGCAGATTACTGGGTAAAGTTTCTCAAGTGCTGGCCGCAGCGTTACGTCAGACTCAGTAGAGATAGTCTCCTCGTAAATGCGCTCATCGCCGTCACCGGCTTGGCCTAGACCTGAGAAGGTTCGACCCCACAGCCGGGTGACGGGCATTTTAGCCGCGCCCGAAACTCCCAGCTGCCACATCTGCATCATCTCGCCCAGACCCGCGAACGAGTACTGAGTTTGACTAAGTTCTCCCTCTTTGCCCAGCAAGACCAGACTTTGATTGTCTAGCATCTCGTTGAGTTTCTGCATGCGACGTTCAAAGTTCTGCGCGGTCTTCTGATTGACACCTAAGCCACTAAGCATCTGCTCAAGCTCAGGAACTCTCATACCCAGAATGTTAGCGCGATAAGTAAGACTCAGAGCATTACTGGAGACTGAGTCATACGCCTTAATAGTTTGGATAACCGGAGCTAGGACCGAGATGCCCCAATCTTGATAAGCTGAGTTTTCAGGCTCTGGAACCTTGGGGCCAGTAAAACGAAGGATACGGGAAGAGTGAACCTTGAAAGATTCACCGCCCTTAACGCGGACCTCATAAAACTCCGGCTTGCCAAAATCCAGAGGGCGATTGATATCATCACAAACATCGCCCGTAGGAGAAATGCCGCTCCAGCGGTCAAACGGAATCAGGCCCTTGTACCCGCCAAGAGGAACGGACTTCAAATCCAGCGGCGTGTCAAGCTCGTGGTCCTGGCCTTCTACTGCGATTAAAGCGCCCGCGCCACCAAACAATCTCGCCGGAATTACGGTATCTAATACCTTATCCTTAGTAGCTGTCCGGCGAATAGCGCGGTCCAGCCTAGATAGGTCTTCAGGATCTATGTCGCTAGTAACTTTGGGCCAGGTCTTAACAATATCCTGAGCAGGCGCTTCGACAATGCGGCGAGCAATCCAAGATGACTCAAAGAAGCTGACGACTTCCCAAAAGTTCAAGGTCCAGCGAACTAGGGGGTACTCCGTGAAGTTCTCCAGGCTGGTCGTGCCGAAGCCTGTGCGCGCGGCAGGGTTACTGAAAAAGTCCTGAGCGAAGGCTAAGTTAGCAGTAGACCCTACTAGGCCCAGTCTGTCCTCGTTCGGGCGCGTCTTAGTACGGCCTTTGAACTGCTTACCTACGGGCTGCCGCATCTGGTTGAACAGCGCATCAAGCTGAGAGTTACCCGCCACGCGGGCGGCTTTACGTTGGCGAGGCATAGAGCCGTCCTTTCGTTATTTTCTTACCAGGTCTTCATCAGTAAGCCAAATTACCTTATCCTCAGAATAGGGCACCGGGCGAATATCATGGTCCTTCTTAATAAAGGCCCAGAGCAACCGGGCCTCCGGATTCACGATAGCATCAAGAATGTTAGCGTCAATCGCGTAGCCCTTAAACACCAACGTATCGTTACTACGAATTACCAACGTCCTACCGGCCACGGCGCGCCTCCGTAGTAACTTACGCATTAGCAAACGTCGCTCTGAACTGCTGCTCGTTCATCATCTTAATAACTCCGCCATGATAAACCTTGGCTGGGAAGCGGATGTCTTCAATATCCAAAATGGCGGCAGAAGTGCACCGACAGTTAGGAAAGCACCCCGCGTGGCCCGGCCCTAGCCGCGACTTAATACCAGCCAACTGATCAGGGTCAGGTGGCTCATTCCACGGTACTATGACATTTGCCATATGAGCATGCGAACTACGCACCCGAGCATCCTCGCTCGTAAGCCACTGATAGAAGTTGACGCCAAGGTCAGAGCAGCGCGCTTCGGTTAAAGCGCTTGAAGCCTTGCTAGTTTCCGTCCGCGAGATAAGACGAACTCTTGAGCGCAGTAACTCAGGATAGCGCACCCGCATCATCTTAGAGATTGTCTCCGCCCGCGCGCCGCTCTGCTGCGCCTTAGTCACTTCATCCGTCAGCACCTGAGCTTGCTCCAGGGCTAGACTGCTGATGTAATTCGCGTTGGTACGAATTATTTCGCTGACCCGTGCGCCCGTGGCGGTGCCTTGTAATTCGCGCTGGAGTAGTTTGCTTAAAAATCTAGATTTCTGAGATCTAGCAGCAGCTTCGCGCCAAGTCTTGGCGTTGGAGACATTGCACCATTTCACCATGCGCGAAGCGAGCAATTCACTAGCGTCTTGGATGTCCTTGGCCTTCGACTTTTCAGCTAGGGCCGCGAGCCATTCCTCTAGCGATTGTTCGGGCATCTTGGGAACAAGAACGCGGCCAACTATGGAACGAATTCCAGCGGAAAATTCTCTTTCGATTCTTTTTGTAGGACCAAACTCAATCGGCTTTTTGGTTTTCAATACTAGCCGACTTTCTGCGCCGCTCTTCTCTACGTTTCGCAGCTGCGGACAATTTGTGCTTGTGAGCTTCTGAAAGAGGTTTGCGTTTCTGTCCTAACTGAATAGCTGAAATCTTAGCTTTAGTAGCGTCTGACATTGACGCTCTGCCCTCAGCGCGTCGTACCACCCAAGCAGCCCTTATGCCTGCACTCATTTTCTTTTTAGTGGTGTCTGAGGCTACTCCTAGACCTTTAGCCTTACGCCGCACCCACGCAGCCCTTAGACTCGCGCGCGCTTCATCTGACGCTCTCCTACCAAGCATAGCAGCGCTAATGTTAGCCCGGCCTACGGCGCTTCTCTTCGCGCCTAGATTAGCCTGCCGTATCTTCTCAGTAACTTCGGGACGTTGTTTCTTTCCTAGCTGAATAGCTGAAATCTTAGCCCGTGCTTCTAATGATAATGGAACTCCTAAACGTCGATTTGATATCGCCTCGGCTAGACCGGGATTACTAGCAAACGCATTCCTAACAGCCCGACTTATTTTTCCTCGGACAGCGATGGTCATAGTGACTCCGTCGCCGCCTGCCGTCATATTGTAGCCATGCTTGAATGTGTCATGCTTAGCTATACGATCTATCTCCGCAGCGAATAGTAATGGCTCTGTCACTATCTTCAAAGTACGAACTATAAAGCCATTCTCTCCATACTTTCTAATAGCCCGATGAACTGCGCACTGCGAGCCATGCCTAGCCGCTAAAATATGCTCATGCCATCTAGCCTGGCGCGCTTCTTTGCTAGACATCCCTCTAGCTATCAATGTGCAGCCTACGTATGCTTTCTTGTTGATCTTGTTTGTAATCTTGTAAATCAAGCCCAAACGAAACTGCTTCACTGTCACTCCTTACACGCTCAAATTTAATCAAGGAAGCGCGGTGAGTGATGCCGCGCTTATCGGGAGGCCTTCCCTATCCTTGAAACTTAATTACTGAGGTTCTCTCTTCTCGGCCTCAGCCTTAGTCTGCTCCACGGTCCCAGCCGGATGATTGGGCGG